TACTCGTAACTAACCCCTACAAAGGAATCGCAACATGGCAACTCTCTCTACGTCGAATCTGACGCTGGCCGACTGGGCCAAGCGCACCGATCCGGATGGCCGCGTCCCGGTCATCGCGGAACTCCTCTCGCAGTCGAACGAAATCCTCGAGGACTGCGTCTTCAAGGAAGGCAACCTCCCCACGGGCGAGCGCGTCGTCATCCGCACCGGGCTTCCCTCGGTGTACTGGCGCGCCCTCAACCAGGGCATCCCGAACAGCAAGAGCACGACCGCTCAGGTCGATGAGGCTTGCGGCATTCTGGAAGCCCGCAGCGAGGTGGACAAGGATCTGGCGATGCTGAACGGCAACACCGCTCAGTTCCGCCTGTCCGAAGACGTCGCCTTCCTCGAGGCAATGAACCAGACGCAGGCCACCACCCTGTTCTACGGCAACCCCGCCACCGATCCGAAGCAGTTCCTCGGCCTCGCGCCGCGTTACTCAGACATCGGCGCCGGCAGCCCGAACAACTCGCAGAACATCATTACCGCCGGCGGTAGCGATGCCACCAGCAACACGTCGATTTACCTCGTCGTGTGGGGTGACCAGACCGTGTACTGCCCCTTCCCCAAGGGCAGCAGCGCCGGCCTGATCCACGAAGATCTCGGCGAGCAGACCGTCTACAACAGCGATGGCACCCGTCTTCAGGCGTATGCCACCCGCTACCAGTGGAAGAACGGTCTGGTGGTCAAGGACTGGCGCTACGTCGTCCGCATCTGCAACATCGACACCGATGACCTGATTGCGCAGACCACTACGCAGGCTCCTTCGGCTGCTACCGCGATCATCAAGCTGATGAGCCGCGCCTTGTACCGCATCCCCAACATGGGCATGGGTCGGGCCGCGTTCTACATGAACCGCACCGTCCACAGCGGCCTTGCCATCGCTGCGCTCGACAAGAGCCAGTACGTGCTCAAGGTCAACGAAGGTCTGTCGCAGTTCGGTCAGCCCTACAGCTGGCTCTCGTTCCAGGGCGTGCCCCTGCGCCGCGTGGATGCCATCGTCAACACCGAAGCCGTCGTGTCCTAATAGGACCGACAGAAAGGAACCAACACAATGATTACTGATCGTCTTCTCGTCGTGTCCGGGTCGAACAACCCCGGATCTGCCATCAGCGGGCAGGCCATTACCGCTGACGCCGTTTCGACCGACACCATTGATCTCGGCACCGCCCGAGACATCGGTGAAGGTTCGGATCTGTTCATGGTGTTCACCGTGGTTACTGCATTCGACAACCTGACCTCGCTCGATCTTGAGGTGGTCATCAGCGCGAACGCGAACCTGTCCAGCCACACCGTGCTTGCAGAAACGAACGTCCTTCTTGCTGGACTGACCGCCGGCAAGCAGTACGTGGTTGCCCTGCCCCCGCAGATTGCAAGCCTCGGTCAGCGTTACCTCGGCGCCCGCTACGACGTAAACGGGACCAACCCGACCACTGGCAGCATCCTTGCTGAGATCGTTCACAACATCCAGGACGGTCGCAAGTTCTACGCCAGCGGCTTCTCGGTGACCTGACATGAAAGTCCGCGCACTCGTGACGTGTTTCATCGACAACGGCCTCCGCAAGGAGGGCGAAGTCTTCGAGTACAACGGTCCTGCCAACGGGAACGTCGAGCCGCTCGACGCGCCCCGCGAACCGGAGCAGCCTGAAGTCGTGCCTGTGGTGCGACCCAAGCGAGGCCGGCCAGCCAAGACCACCGTCACGGCGGACTGATACGACGCATGTGACTCTGGAGGGGCGTCGGCCTAAACACCCGGCGCCCCTCTTTTCCTAGGAGGATCGAATGGCAAGCGTGGTTGAGATCTGCAATCTGGCACTCGCGCACCTCGGCGACGACGCCTCCATCGCCAGCATCGACCCGCCCGAGGGGTCAGCGCAGGCCGAGCACTGTGCCCGGTTCTACCCCATCGCCCGGGACAGCCTGCTCCAGATGCACGCCTGGAACTTCGCGTCCCGTCGCGCACTGCTCGCGCAGGTCTCGATGCCGTACTCCATGTGGAAGTACGCCTATGCCTGCCCCGGCAACATGATGGTTGCCGTCAGCGTGCTGCCGCACGACGCTGAGAACGACTACGCAGCCAAGTTCGTCCCAAGCGATACCCCAGACTTCCTGCACAACTACGCACCGCTCGTTGCAGCTGGGCGTTACGTGCCGCAGCCCTACAGCATCGAGACCGACACGCTCGGCAACAAGGTGCTGTACACCGACCAAGAGAACGCGCTGCTGCGATACCAGGCGCTCATCACGGACCCGACCAAGTTCGACCCGCTGTTCGTCATGGCGCTGTCGCACCACCTCGCCGCCATGCTTGCCGGCCCGGTCATCAAGGGCGATCAGGGTGCGGCGGAGGGCAAGCGACAGGCGCAGATGATGATGGCCTACCTGCAACAGGCCCGCATGTCTGACGCAAACCAGCGCAACATCAAGCCGGAACACATCACGGGCTGGATCGCAGGACGCTGACCTATGCCAAGCACCCGCATCTACAACAGGTCGTTCGCAGGCGGCGAGCTGTCGCCGGAGATGTTCGGGCGCATCGATGACATCAAGTTCCAGACTGGAGCCGCCAAGCTGCGGAACTTCATCCCAACCCCGCAGGGGCCGGCAGAGAACCGACCTGGCACCACTTACGTGGCGACGGTCAAGGACAGCACCAAGAGCACGCGACTGCTGCCGTTCACGTACAGCACGACGCAGACGATGGTGCTTGAGTTTGGGCAGGGCTATATCCGATTCCACACGCAGGGCAGCACGTTGCAGGCTGGATCACCGGCGGCCTACAACGGTGCGACCGCGTACGTGGTGGGTGACTTGGTGTCCTCGGGTGGGGTGAACTACTACTGCATCGCGGCCACGACTGGCAACGCACCGCCGAACGCGACGTACTGGTATCCGCTGCCGTCAAGCGCCTACGAGATCCCGTCGCCGTACCAAGAGGCCGACCTGTTCTCAATCCACTACGTGCAGTCAGGCGACGTGCTGACGCTTGTGCACCCTAATCACGCGCCGCGTGAACTGCGCCGCCTTGGTGCTACGACGTGGACTCTGACGACGATTACGTTCGTCGCTCCGGTCGCTGTGCCTGGCGCCCCGACGGTCACGGCCAGCCGAGGTGATGCGCTGAACATCACGGGCATTACACAGGCCAACCCAGGCGTCGTGACCACGGTCGGCAATCACGGGTTCGCCATCGGCGACAGCGTGTACATCGACGGCGGCACGATGACGCAGTTGAGCGGGTTCTACCTCGTCAACACGACGCCAGCCACGAACACGTTCTCGGTCAAGGCGTACGACACTGGCATCCCGGTCAACACGACGACCTACACCGCATGGAGCAGCGGCGGGTTCGTGCAGTTCGGCGACAAGAGCCTCGACTTCGACAACTTCTACGTCGTGACGGCCATTGCGCAGAACGCGGTGGACGAGAGCGCGGCAAGCCCGAGCGGCAACGTCATCAACAACCTGAACGCCATCGGCGCCAAGAACACGATCAGCTGGAGCGCAGTCGCGGGGGCGCTCCGGTACAACGTGTACAAGCGTCAGAGCGGCCTGTACGGCTACATCGGGCAGACGGCTGCCACGTCGTTTGACGATGACAACATCGCGCCGGACATGGGCATCACGCCGCCCATCGTCGAAACGCCGTTCAACAGCGCGAACAACTACCCGCGCTCGGTGTCGTACTTCGAGCAGCGGCGCATCTTCGCCGGCACGAACAATGCTCCGCAGACGATCTGGATGACGCGCTCGGGTACGGAAAGCGACCTGTCGTACTCGTTGCCGGTCAAGGACAGCGACCGTATCAGCATCCGCGTGGCTGCCCGCGAACTCAACACAATCAATCACATCGTCCCGCTGACGCAGTTGCTGCTGATGACCAGCAGCGCGGAATGGCGCGTCAGCCCGATCAACTCCGATGCGCTGACGCCGACCACGATCAGCGTGCGCCCGCAGTCGTACATCGGTGCCAACGACGTCCAGCCCGAGATCGTGAACAACACGGTCGTGTACTGCGCTGCTCGAGGCGGGCACGTGCGCGA